TGATACAAAAGATGCCGATGCAATGGATAACAGAGAACAGACTATTAATGGATGGTTTACACCAAGCCAAGGTCATGTTACTGTAGAACAATGGGTTAAAATTGATCGATTATCCAGAGATGCTGCGTTTAAGGGAACTGGTAAATCAAAGAAAGTCATAGAATTTATTAAAACCAATCCAACCGAACCTGAAGTAGATAAAGCTATTGAAAGTTTAGAAAAACAAATCAAAGCACATAAGTCAGGTTTAAAGAAAAAAGGAGTTAAATAATGACTGGTGGACATGAAAAACAATGTACAGTTACATCTGTTAATCTAGAGTATGACGTTACAAAACAATGGGGATCATACAATCCTCATTTTGATTTGTTTCTAACTGTAGAATGCAATGTACTGACTAAAATGGGTGAAATGCCTAATAAAATGGAAATTAAAGGTAAGCTCAGAAAAGATCTTCCTGTAACTGATAATAAATCCTGGGGAAACGCTTTCGTAGTTAGAACGTTCTTTGAATCATGCTTAAATCAAAAGAACTTAAAACTAAACGATGATTACAGTATTCCTGATGCATGGCTAGATCAAGTTGTTGGTAAAGCTTTTATGAAATGCGATTACCCTACAACAAAAGTACTTCAAAGTGGAAAACTATGGTGGGATACTTACAAAATAGTTGCTCCTGCAGGATCACCACAAGGTTTTCTTAAAGAAAAAGTACTTAAAGATGTACAAGGTGGCTGGATTAAAAACTATGCTGATGATGCGTTTATGGAAAAACATAGAAACGAATCAAATAAAAGCAATGGATCAGCACCACCTGAACCTGTACAAAAGGGAGATGACATCAGAGCTGCATTAGAAAAACGATTTGATTTAACTCAAATATAACTTCCTTGATGGTTAAACAAGATACGCTAGAGCAAAGTCCCTCCTACTGGATTACTGAATAAAATCTCGAATGTATCTTAAAAGGATATTACATGGATAATACAGAATGGTACGTAGAATATGCAGTTGGTTCTGTTGCAAACAGAAATAAGTTTTGTACGCTTAATGAATTCACAAAGATTGCACGAAATGCAATGGGTCAAGAAATATACAGAAGTATGTTTTTATACCATGAAGACATTAATGAATATGTTAAAACAAATGGAACAGGCAACGGATACAATGGCATACAAAACATAGATAAAATCGTTATCGATATTGACTATGTTAAAGACGGTACACCTGATAACGGAGGTTTAAAGACAATTAATAACGTTGTAAACATTATAGATGAAATGACCAAAAAAACAATTGAGCCAGAACATTATACAATCTGGTTTTCAGGAACAGGGTTTCATATACATCTTGCTAACGTTTATGGTTTTCAACCTTCTAATACGATTGCACAACAAGTACGAATTACCATGCAACGTGATTTTGGCAATTACATTGACTTAATCTACGATCCAAGACGATTAATACGAGCTGGGTTTTCACTAAACAGAAAAACAAATCTGTTTAAAGTACCTATACCTTATACTGATTTAGAAAATAAAGCGTATAGTGAAATATCGCAATCAGCTCAAACGATTAGTAATGATTATATACCTCATCAAATAAAAAATGAGAAACTAACAACACTTGATCCAATGGATATTAGTCGTAAAAACATCAAAGAAGTTCGTAAAGTATTTAACAATGCCAGAGGCGTAACTACACGACATATTACCTGTATACAGCATATTTTTAATGCTGGATATGTAAAAGGTCATCGACATAAACACCTCTTAGCATTGGTAAGTATCTGGAGAAAGAAACTTGGATTTGATAAACATGCATGCGATAATTTAGCCAGAGCTTACATGTCTAAAATGGACAATCCGCTTAAAGCAGAAGAAAGCAGCCGTATTGTTTCTGATGCTTTTAAGAACGATTATAATTATGGTTGCAATCATATGATCTTACAACCGTATTGCGATAGAAAATGTATTCTATTTAAATACAAAGATCTTGATGAAACCAAAGACGTGTTAGACTCAAATGGAATGATTGATAATTTAGTTCGATTTGCAAATGAAAACTTTGAAGATCGATCTTTTGACCTCAAAGCAATCTTTCCATTCTTAAAACAGAAACATGTATTTACCACAGGACAGTTAATTACGCTTATTGGCGATACTGGTCTCGGTAAAACGGCTTTCATATCTTACTTAATCACACAATTACCTCATATTAATACATTGTTTTTTTCGTTAGAAGTTGATGACATTACCATGTCTAGACGTTTCTTGCAGGCTGCATTAAATATGTCTAAACCAGATATAATTACTGCCTTAAAAACACGAGATGAGAATGTATTAACAAAAGCTGAAGACTTAATTAACCATATCAAACTCAGAACAACCAGTCCTGATATACAAGAACTTAGTACGTATGTTGCAAATCAAGACTGTAAAATAATTGTTTTTGACACCATTGACCGTATACCAGCTAAATACGCTGGTAAAGATGATTTTGCTCGTCAAGAAATTATTGCAAATGGTCTAAAAGATATGGCTATGCAAGAAGATGTTATTGTATTTGCAATACACCACATATCAAAGTCTGCATCATTTAATGCAACAGAAGGACAACGATTGACTGTGCATAGTGGTAAAGGCAATAGTGCCATCGAACAAAAGTCAGATCAATACATTGCTTATGAGGGTGTTAAACAACAAATGATAAGAACGGTGCGTTCAGTTAAATCACGTGACGAATCTGATTTCGAGATACGTTTAAAGTTTGACTGGAACACTTTTAGATATGATAAATGCAACTAGCAACATGGGCACAGATTCCTTTATTTGTGCCCTGTTGTCCACATACTAGGAGAACAACATGGCAGTCGTAGAAATACATATTAAAAAAAACACAATAGAATCAATTGAAGGTCAAGATGTTTATGTTCATATACATGATCATGACGTAAAAGAAACAATGACAATGGTTTTTAAAAAACAGGAAGAATTATATGACAAATACAGGACAGATCATCAAGCTATTCGGTTTAGAGCTAATGAAGACAGCATTAGTAACCGAAAAGTACAAAAATAGTCGTTACCATGCATGGCAATGTACTATTTTAAAATTATTTATGTTTTCAATGGGTTACTCTACACTTAACGGAGATTCAATTATTATTCGGATAGGAATAACCAAATTAGAAACATTCTTTTCATTTACAATAAAAGATAGGTGGACACATGGATAAATCAAATGACATACCAAAAATAGAAGTAAAACCAATGGCTAAAAACAGACGTATGGCAATACTTATTGAAAACCTAGCAGGATTAGAAAAATCTGATTGGCATAATATGAGTGAAGATGGTCGTAAATATATTGGCAATATATGGAATTTATTGGGATTAGCTAGTCAGGAAGAAATTCACAAATCGAGGGAAAAATAATGGGATATAGATCAGAAATAATAGCAGGCGTACCTTTAAAAGATAAATCTAAAGCTTTAGAAATTATTAAAGACTGGAATAATGAAGCTGAAGATGATGAAATGTATTATATGAGAGGTGATTATTGGAAATGGTATGATTGTTTTTCAGAAGTTAAAAAGTTTGAAGACTTTATTAGTAAAAATGATAAAAGATTTTTATTAGTTCTAGGTGAAGATGGAGCTTGTGTTAGTGAATTAGGTGATCCATGTGAATATGGTGTATATCAAATGTCTATCATAGAACATAATATTAATTTTAAGGAAAGAAAATAATGAGTGGAAAAGCACCTAAACAAAAAGGCAATCGCATTGAACGTGAATGCGTTAATCTTGCCAAAGGCTATGGTTTTAAATCAAAACGTGCTTGGGGATCTGATGGTAGATCACTAGGCTGGCATGAAGAAGTCGATATGACCATTGACATAAAAAATAACTTATTTAAGTTTCAAGTTAAAGGTCGTAAAGCCATAGCTGATTACTTAAAACCATGTGACGAAGTCTATGGACAAATTCTTAAAGAGGATCGTAAAGAAGCCTTAGTTACCATACGATACCAAGACTTGCTTGATTTATTCAAAATGATAGCAGGATAATGAGTATAAACTTCTTTTCAATAAACATAACAAACGTATATTGGTAATTAGTTAACATGAAGTTTGATACTCGAGACATAATTTTAATAACAAATAACGAATATTGTCGAACACATAAAACAATATTCACGTTTTTGCAGTACAATAATAATGTGTTTACTGTATGTTATAAGAAGATGTCGACAAATAAAGCGAGGGAGCTGGTTGGCTGCTATGCTCCCTCAAAAATTAAAAAAGGGGATCATATGGACGGCTATCCTGATCCCCTTTAAATGCACACATCAAAACTGTAGGAGTTACAATGGATGCAGTCAAAGTTATAGATAATACCAGTAATAATCATACGAAAAAAACGTATAACACATCGAATGGTGATGCGAGACGTGCTGATGATCAGATTTTTTATTGTATAGAATGCAATTATTGCTGGGAATACGCATCAAAAATTATCAAAAAGCAAGATCGATATCTTACCTATAATAATTTTCCAACATATAAAAGAAAACGGCTACTATGCCCTAAACATCATAAAGAATAGGAGGCAATATGAAATCAAAAGATTTTATGGAATTTAGACAGGATTTTATTAATCGCTGTTTTGCACTTAGCGATGCAAAACGAATTGAATATACTGAAAATAATCAAAAATTAGATGTGCATACTAATTTTAGACGAATTGGTAATGAACTAAGCGTAAACCCTGTTAAGGTAATGGGTGTCTATTTACTCAAACATGTTAAATCATTAATTACCTTTTTTAAAATGGGTAAAACATTTAGCAATGAAACATTAGAATCTAGAATAATGGACATCATTAATTACTTAATTCTGTTAATCAGTTACTTACATTATGAAGAAACAAAAGTTCAGGATTCAGATGTACCTGAAGACAGACTGTTTTTAGAAAATGAATTACAATTAGATCAAGAACAAAAGGAGTTAAATCATGTTAATCTTTAATATACCTGATTGGTTACAGTTATTTGTATGGTTTAGTTTTGCCTCATTTGCAACTATTTGCAGTTTATGGCTGCTTGTATTCTTTGCAGAATATTGGGCAAAGAAAATATGGGGAGATCCTTACGATGTTAAATAAAGTAACTAAAAAAGAATGCTTAGATGCCATTGACTATCTTTGGGCAATGGGATACACTTTAGAAATGTCATCAGATAAAAAGTATTATACTGAAATACTTTTAAAAAAAGTAGCAAACATATATAAAATAAAACTAGAAGAAGGAGTACAAGATGACACTCTATTATCTATATGAAATAGCAATTACAGGAATCTTTGATGACTTGTTTATAGGATTTTGTATTGCAGTATTTTATTACTTAAATAAAAATGATAGGAGGATTTATCATGGAAAAAACAATGTACACAAATAGAGAACATTATAAACTATAATGAGTTGGCTTGAACATGAAAAAGACATGGAACATCCTATGTATAAAAAAGGATTTCAATATGTTTTTGACCATTACGGAGTTCCAAGACTCCCATCAGAAGAACTGATTGATTTAAGAGAATCAAAC